GGGCAGAAGCCTCTGATGAGTATGAGAAGGCATCTATGGATGTTGCTGTAGCTAAAGCAACTCTTGACTCACATAACACCATGAAAGCAGCAGCTGATATGGAGTTTGAGGAATGGAGAACAAAAATGGCAAATTTAAGAATGGAGAGAAGTAGATATGGAGCGTAAAGATTTTGAAAGCTTTTGCAGTTATATGCATCAAGAACACTTGATGGAAGTAAGAAAAGAGACTAATTACAAGGAGCATGGAAAACCATATAATGAATATGTTTTAAGTAATTTAAACTTTCTTTACGAGGCTTATGAAAGGAAGACAACCGAACAAGCAAGAAAAGCTTTGGATGGATTCAATATCCCAAGTGGGATGCATAGTATGTAAGCTTCTTTATGATGCTTATACACCAGCAGAAATCCACCACATTGATGGAAAAACAAAGAAAGCCTCAGAAGATTATCCGGGGTGCCATATGTTAACAATACCGCTTTGTTACGAGCATCATAGAGAGGGAGCTAATAATGATCTTTATGTATCAAGGCATCCATTTAAGGCTGAGTTTGAAAAAAGATATGGAACTGAGATGGAGCTTTTGGAAAAAATTAAAAAGCTTGTATGAAACAAACAAATCAAAAGATAAATAAAAAATTAATTCGCAAAAGAATTAAACAGCAAAAAGACAGAAGAAACGGATAGCGGAGAAAAAATGCCTGAAAAATTTAAACGAAGTGAAAAAATTAGAGATAAAAGAACTGGCAAAACTATTGTCAAACATTATTATTTAAAAAATACACCAATAACAGAGCTTGAAAGAATTGCAAACAACAAAGAAGCAAGACCCAAACTTAGAATCAAGTGCATTAAAGAAATTAACAGGAGGAAATCTTTGCATATTTCATGAATGAAGAAGAACAAAAACTTCTATTTCAAGTTTTAATTAGGCATAGAGGAATATTAGAGGGTCAATTAGAAAGATCAACAGGTAAAATATTTGAGAATACAAAAGAAGAGATAGATCTTACAAACAGAACACTCATTGCTGTTACAAAGATTGGGAGGAAATGTGTACCTTAAAATGAGAAAAGATGAAGAACAAGACAAAAAAATCAATCCAGATCACTATAAGAAATCAAAAATAGAAGCCATTGATGCAATAGAGGCTTGTGTAGAACTCAACCCAAATACAAATCAAATACCAGCACAATCTAATATTTTGAAGTATGTTTGGAGATATCCTATGAAAAACGGATTAGAAGATTTAAAAAAGGCTCGATGGTATTTAGACAGACTCATAAAGAAATTAGAGGATGAAGCATAGGAAACCAGATGGAGAGCCTGATCTTCTTTATTACTCTTATCAGATAAGCAAACTTAAAACACACCAAGAAAGGCTAGACTACATAGCGGATGTTGATGAAAAATTTCACGATCTGGTGTATCTTGTAGCTATGCAAATGTCTATAGCATATACCATTGCAGACCTCCCTAACCGGGAAGAAAGAAAAAAGGCATGGCAAGAATTACCTGAACATAACAGGACATTCAAGAACATGAAGGACATGGTATATCATAGAGTCATTAGAATATTTAAGGAAAAGCGATGAAAGGTGTAAATCACTACAAAAAAGACGGAACACTCCACAAAGGTGGAACTCATAAGATGCCTGACGGCAGTCTTCATTCTGGTAAAACACATAACAGAAGTAGTGTGAAACTCTTTCATTACGGAGAGCTTTCAAAAAAAGCTCAAAGTAAAGCTAAAACTTTTTGGAGGAAAAAATGATTGAATTATTGGTTATTTTAAATGTGATTGCTACTGGTTGGATCCTTTGGGTTCACAGAGATGAAATGTTTCCTTGGAGATAATTTTGAAAGCAATGAAAATGAAAAATGTAAGCAAACCTGTACCGACAAAAAAAGGTGGCATGGGTAGAAATATCCATGTGCATTCTGGTCATGTATATGGTTGTGGTAAAAACATGAGGAGAAAGTAATGGGTTACGGAATGAAGTACGGCAAAAAGAAAAAGACTAAAAAGAAAAATGCCAAGAAAAAAAGGAAGTAAGCGTAAGTTTGCTCCTGTTGCTAAGACCAAAAGAGGGGTTCCTAAAAAGTATCTCAAAGGATCAAAAAACCCTCGAAGAGCTGAAGCAGAAATAAAAAGAACTCAAAAGCTTTACAAACAAGGAAAGCTTACTCCTGCCATGATGGACAGGATTTCAAAACAAAGAGCAAAAGATGGCAGAAAAAAAAGGAAAAAGAAAAAGTAAGTCTAAAAAAGACATGGGAAGGTATTCTTCTATTCCCGGTGCTGGTCGTTTTGCTAAATCAACTTTAGATAAGGTTTATAAAAGAGGTTTGGGTGCTTACTATTCCTCTGGATCCAGAAGAGTCTCTGCTCATGCTTGGGCGATGGGACGGGTTCGATCTTATGTAACAGGCAAAGGCGGTGCTAGAAAAGCCGATGCCGATCTGTATCGGGGGAGAAAGAAGAAGTAAATGAAATGCCCCCAATTGAACTAAATCAATACTACACAGAGCTTATAGGCTTTCTTTTAACTCTTTTGGTAGGTCTAGCTATCAAAGATTGGGCAACAGGTTTTATCAAAGGCTCTATGTTTCGAATAAAATCTTCTTTTAAAGAAGGTGAAAAGGTTATTCTTGATGGCGATCAAGCAATGATTGTTAAAATAGGTCTCACAGAAACTGTTTTTGGTGTTTATTCAAATGATGGCTATACATGGAGATATGTTCCCAATGAGAGAATACCAATGTTAAAATTGTCTAAGATTGTAGATCCTGAACTTCATCAAGATTCAAGGGAAGAAAAAGCCCGGAAGATTGAAGATCTTTTGAAAAGGAGTAACGATGGCTAAAGCAAGTGAAGCAAAAAGAACTAAAAGCGGAGTGGTTTACCGGGGGAAAAAATATCCGGGGTTCAATAAACCAAAGAGATATACAGGAAAAGGCAAATACAAAAAAACTGTTCTTGCAAAAAAAGGAGATCAAATAAAAGTAGTTAACTATGGGCACAAGGATTATAGGCATAATTATTCTGACGAGGCTCGTAGGGACTATTTACGAAGGTCTGCTGGTATCAGAGATAAATCCGGGAGGCTTACGAAGAACGATAAATTTAGTTCAAACTATTGGTCAAGAAAGGATCTTTGGAAAGCATGATCAAGATTTTTATTACAGAGTTTGAAAAGGACAATGAAATTTACGCTGGTCCTAACATTTATGCAGAAGATTGGGAGACAGCAGAGGAAGCAGCTATGGCAGTTGGCTGTACTGTTGTTGGTGAACTAAGCGATGTAATGGTTTATGATACTAATACTGAGGTTACTATCCATTGATGCATGATTTTATATACAGAGAAGCAACTTAGAGAGGCATACAAAGAACATATAAAGGAATATAAGCATACCCCAAACCTAACCATACCCACATTGGAAGAGTTTCGTCAGATATATGAAGACTATTGGGAAATGTATTATGAGCAAGAAAGAAGATCTAATAAAGAAGTTTGAACAGCAAGGTTATGACAGAGTCCAAATTAGGTGGGTACCAAGAAATCCTTATGGAAAAAAACCAAAACTAAATGGTTGGATTTATAAACTTTCAGGGGAAACTTGGCAAAAATTGGCAGATAATTATGAGGATGCCCTCAAAAACATAAACTCAATATAAATCTAATAAAGAATCACTCACTATTGAAATAACACACATTGCTTTAGCAATATCTTCCTTTGATAAGTCCTCCGGGTATCCATCTAATAAAGAATCATCTTTGCTTTCTATTTCTACTTTTTTGATCTCTCTTGCAACTTTTGTGATGGCTTCTTTAATTAACATAGGACTAGAAATCTTACCAAAAAATTAATCTTAAAACAGTCTTGACAAAGCATATTTCTATAAATATTTAGAATTACAATTAATTTTTAGAGTTCACTTGTTGAATATGTTTCAATCTAGTATCTTGTGCCTGTAACCAAGACGAAAACACAAATGGAGCTTACAGAAATACAAGTGAGATTGGATAACCTCGAAAAGAAAATGGAAGAGGTTCATAAACTTACCTCTATACTTCCTAGACTTGAAGAAAGATTGATCAATCAAAAGGATGATCTGGCTGATCATGAGCGAAGATTGAGAGCTCTTGAACAACAAACCTCAAAAGATAATGTGGTTGTGTCTTGGATTGAGAGATTTGCATGGATTATCATTGCAGGATCTATCTCTCTATTTTTTTATTTCTTTAAGTAAATAAAGTATAATTTTCCTATGGATGGAATATTAGAAAGATTTGCATATCACCCGGAAGCAACACTTGGCAAACTTACGATTGCTGATCAAGTTTTTTATGTAGCAGAACGCCCCTGGAGAGACAACAAAAAGAATGTTAGTTGTGTCCCGGTAGGCGAATACATATGTGTTAAGTATAAGTCTAAGAAATTTGGAGAAACCTATGAACTATCAGGAGTCCCAGGGAGAACTTATATTTTATTTCACGCTGGAAACTACCCGGAACAAGACAGCCAGGGCTGTTTGTTGCTAGGAGAAAGCATCATGAAGGGCAAACCAGCAGTTTCTTCAAGCAAAAAAGCCATGGGTAGATTTATGAAGCTTATGGATGGAGCAGATAGTTTTGGTCTCAAGATCAAAGACCAGTTCCCATTTAGTTGGGCAGAGTAATACAACAAAGATTGTTTGC